CCGATGTCGTTTCCAGACATCTTGATCGCCATTTCGCGCCCACGAATCCTGGGGTTTAAAAACTGCGTGGTTTTGGTGAAGGTATAGGGTCCATAGGTTCGAACCGGACCGCCCGGGTAGTATCTCGAATAGAACGTGATCTGGACGCTGGCGTCCTGGTCTCCATTGACGAGACCAAACCTCATGTCAGGTAAGAACCAATCGACAAATGGAATGTCCGAGCCTTCGTTGATGGTCCAAAAGCCGGTTTCAAACGACCAGGCGATTGGTTGACCGTCTGCGTCTTCGCCCTGCTCGTGCTGATAGATAATCCCGTTCGGTGTTGCAGCGATCGGCGTTCCCAAAACCGACTGATCGATTGCGGATGATCTCGAGAGCGTTCCGTAATCCCATGAGCCTTCCGTTACGGTCAGCTTGACATAGGAGTCGTTTTCTCCCGTTCCACCTGACTTGGAGGGATAGAACCACCACACCTCATTGAATGTGGTTGATGACCAGGCCCGGCACTTATGCGAGTTGTCCGTATCCAAGTCCTGAAACACTTCATCCCAGACCGTGCACGGAATCGGCGTAGCCCCGGACGCTGTGAGCGTGAAGAAGTTCGACTGTCCCATCCAGAAGACCTGACCACCGAGTTGGGTCATTCCGTGAGACGAAATCAACCCGCAATTCGAGCCGACCTTGTTCAATCCGAAAACCAGCGGCGGCCCGACGTACTGCAGTGCCCAAACATCGAGGTCAGTCCAGATCAGCGCGTTCTGAGGGCTCTGCATCCCGCCGATGATCTTTGACCCTGTCGGGATTCTGAGCGAGCCCGCTTGCGTGAGTTCCGAGACGGTCCAGTTGTTGAAGTCCAACTGATCAGACCATTTGAGCAAAAGAGGGTCTTGGTCCGTCCCGATGTTCTGAGTTGAGGTTGAACCCCACGCAACCAGGATTTGCGCCGGCATAGCGACGAAAATCCCGCCATTGAACGGAGGGCCGTTCGAGACCAACTGTGCGTTGTCAAACCCGCCGTTTGGCTGCCATGAATAGATGCCGCCATTCGTCGGGCAGAATAGAAGATACGGACCCCAGTTGTCCGAAGTGTAATCGACGGCCGTTATCGGATTGCCGGTCTGGTTCCCCGTCGATGATCCGGTGCCATAACCCCCGTCGCCATAAGGTCCGATGCCATACCCGGTCCCCGCCGCACCCGGACCAATCGTGATGTCGTAGACAATTTCAGCGTCGCCCGTGTTCATAGACACGGTCGCGGTCGAGCTCGCGGACTGATCGACGACGATCGTAAACACGCTTGCACTTGTGATTTCGGCGGCCGGGTAGGTGCCAAAAATTGTCACCCCACCAACCGTTGTCGGGATGGGGAAATTGATCGTGCCGCCTTTGGATAACCCGTGATTGGCGAGGGTCACGCTGATACTAGAACTTCCAGAGGTACTATCGAAGACAGGAACCGCGCCGCCGTTATTGACGGTCGCCGTTGCGTTCTGTGCAGCGGTAATCCGGTATTTGTGCGTGTCGAGGGAGAGCGAGATCTGATAAAGACCCGAGAGGATCAAACCTCCAACGCTGATCGGGGTATTGAGGTAGATACTGTCAAAGATCGTAACGTCCGTGACGTTGGGATCAACGATATCGACGTTCGGAGATCCGCTCGTTGTCGAAAAGTCTGGCGTGAAATCCGTTATGAGCTGCTGAGGCGTGATCCGCTGCAAGAACCCGTTCGAGATGACATCGGCTTCGGTCGTCGTTCCAACAAACAAACGTCCGGTTTCGTTCAGATCCTGCCACGCGTGAAGATCCCGCGGAACACCACCCACAGCGAACGAATAGAACTTAACCCAGCCTCCAATCTTTTGCGCAAGCCCTTCCTTCCATCGAATGAAGGACGAGAACGAATAACCGGCTTGATTCAAAGATTGGGTGCGTTCCCGATTTACACCGGGAAATAATTTGACCTCAGCAAATGGCATCTGATGCTAACCGCGCTGTGCAGAAGCGAAGTTTTCAGGCTGTGCGGACGTCCAAGACGCGGCCGCAAAGCGCTGGCGAGAGTCAACGAGATCAGCGGATTTAAAGAGGACCTGATATTGCGACTCCCATGATTGCGCCATTTTGGGGTCATCAGACTGCGCGCCGAAATTCTTCTGAAATCCGGTCATGAAGACCATCGAAGCCGCAAGAAACAAATCCGGAAGAAACAGCGTCAGATATGTCGTCGGGTTGCTTGCAGACAGCGGCGTTGGGTTGACCGTCCCTATGACTTCCACGTTGTATTCGTCGTCCGGGGCTGGTCCTACGAGAACATCCGTCATCTGCTCTTCTACGTTATTCTGCGTCAGCATCGCGAACATGGTCGGAATGGACGGAGTTGAGGGTGCCGTATCACTTGGCCACAGCATGTCCATGACTTCCGTTGAAACGGGAGTCATCGGATTGCGCGTACCTGATGATGGGTCGGCATTTGCGGGCGTAATGGCGTTCATCTGCCGGACGACATTGAACGTTCCGACATTTGATGGAAGCGTGAAGTTGCGGGAGTTGGCGGTCAGAGTTCCCGTGTCGCGAATGACCGTCGAGATAAAATCCGCCTCTCTGTAAATTCTACCCTCTGCGTAGTTGATGACAGACGGCAGAATCTGCACGAAGTTCGGATCGTCCGCGCCATACCCAGTCATGTTCGCAAGGGTCGCGACGTAGGTTGCGTAGTCGAATGTCATGCAGGCCACGCTATGGTTGGAAGTTCAGAAAGAATTTGTGCGACGCTCGGCTGTGGTCGCTGTCCAGCTTGAACCTTCGCAAGTTCGCCGTAGGCATAGAGCCAAACTGAATCCCGCCACGCAATGAAGGCCGTCGCTTCACTGGTCCACGTCGGAACCGTGCTATTGATGTAGCCTGCCAAAGCAACGCCATCGGCGTATTGGCGAGACTGTGCCGTTTGATCGATGAGAAGTTGGATAGCCGCCTGATAGTCGGCCTCTGTTGGTGCAGGCTGGACATAAGCAGCGACTTGATTTCCCGCCGCGATCCAATCCGCAATGCGAGACGCGATATCGCCGGAGCGAGCCGAAACGGCATCCGGGCTAATGCCCGAGACTTCTAAGCCGTCCATTGTAGCGGCAATGTTCGTTTGTGCCGCGTCTATATATCTGACGTTGCTGATCATCAGAGCCTCGCGTTCAGAGAGATCGCAGCACCGACCGCGTTCTTCACAAGCAGCGTCCCATTACCTGGGCTAAGTCCGCTTGCAACCGTGATGTCAAATCGGACAACGCCAGCTGTCGAACTGCTATTGAGCGTCAGAGCCGTTGCTGTGACGTTGCCACCGTTAGACGCATAGACCGCGAAATCCGACACGGCGGAAACGGCAAGCGTGGGTTTGACGCGAAAAGGTATGCCTGGGACCAAAACGGCGAGTGCGTTCGTCGTCGTGAAACAGAACCCGGTTGCGAACGCCGTAGCGCCTCCCGAGACGTTAATTTGCCAGAAATAGCGCAAGCACGTCGCAAATTCCTGATCGTACCGATGATACTCATAGGGCGTCGCGTAACTTCCAATCTCTAACTGAACCTTCCCGATATCCAGCGTGACGTTCTGAGCCTGCGTTGAATCGGTCCAGAAAAAGGCGATGAGGTTGTTCATGGACGAACTGACCGTCCCCGTCAGGGCGGTGATGTTCGTCAGGGTGTTTGCAGTCAGAGCAACAGACCCCGTCGCTGTCACGGTCGTTGTCGTCGAAATGAAGAAGTTGCCGGGCGTATAGGTCGTTGACGTCCAGCTGTTGACGATATCGAGCGTGAGGCTGTCTGCCGTTCCCGTCCATTCGACAATCGCGTAACGGAGCGTCGTTGAGGCCGAGCACTGCACCCGCGCCGAGAGCGTAACCGCCTTGCCTCGTAAGTCCGAGCAGTAAGCATTTTCAAGAGGCTGTGCTAACCCGAACCTTTGAGCCGAGGCGTTCGACTGCGTCAGCCGCATCATGTACGGCGTGCCGCTCTCGGCATTCGTGACTGAGGATGTCGTGACGGGATTGGATTGCGTCAGCACATACCACTGATCGAAGCAGTAGCCTGCGTCTGAAGTTGAACCCAATGTCGCCTGAGCGACTTGTCCTGTTGAGTTGATCAGACGGTTTCGGAAGCCCGCTAGCGGTCCCGCATTTATCGACGATATGGCGATAAGGTTTCCGTCGCTTACTCCGGTTCCACCGTTGGTCTGGGCCAGAGTTCCATTCAGAGTAATAGTGCCAGCACCGGTAATAGGTCCGCCAGATGTGGTGAGACCGGTCGTGCCACCCGAAACTCCAACACTGGTGACGGTCCCTGTGCCTGCTGGCGTCGTCCATCCTCCGTTGTAGAAGTACAGTCGATTGTTGCTTGTATCGATAACAATCGGATCAGAACCCGCCTTAACGGTCGGAACACCGGTCGGCGTGCCAGCGCATGTCGGAACATATAGAAAGCCGTTTGTCGCATTGGTCGCGAGCGCGGCTGTCCCCACGCGCACGTTCTGATTTATGTCAATGTCAAGCGCCTGAGTTGGGCTTGACCCTGTCCTGAATCGCAGCACGCCACCGGACGCGTGTGACGCGTCGAAGTACATCCCGCCCGATCCGGTACAAATAAACTGTCCGAGAGAGCCCCCACCAGACGACGCCATCTTGAGGAACGCAGAGCCAGCATCCGTCGTCGCCTGAAAGACTGAACTAGCGCCGGAGGTTGAAGTTTGGTTGTTTACCAGAAGTGTTGTGGCCGCCGCTTGACTCTTAACGGCTGAGACGTTGCCGTCGAACGTATAACCTGCCGATGCGCCGCTAAAGGTCGTCTTGTTTGTGCCAGGACTAAACTGGTCAACATAGGTTGACGCCGAACTATTGATGATACCATTCAGCGTTGAAGATATAGAATTCCCGGTTACGACCCCGTTGGTAGCGCTAGATCCGATGATGATGCTGTTGCTGCTGTTGTTCATACTCCCGAACACGTTTCCGGAAATCGCGAAGCCCGCAACCGCCGGGAAGCTGATACCGGTTCCAGCCGTAGCGGACCCATTGTCCACATCAACGCCGGGCTGAATGTAGTTATTCGCAACAACAAAGTTGGATGCCCAAGGGGAATTGTTGCTGGTCGCGATCGGATTAACTGCAATAATCTCGTTGTTCGTAATCGTCGCAATCGTAAAGGTTGTGCCCGTCGCTCCCTTGGTGAAGGTGATGCCGTTCGTAAGCTGCGAAAAGACCGTGTTTGAAATAAAAGTTCCGGCCGCGCCGTTCGACACGTTAGGAAGCATCAAGTATCCATTCGCCCACTGGAAGATTTCCGAGTTGACGATTTTTACGTTGACGGCGCTTTCATGAAGGACGCCAGTGCCGGTTCCCGCGCCAGGCGTCGTGATCGACCCCTGAATAAGCGTATTGCTGATTTGTATTTCGCCGTTTCCAGGAGCAGCGCTGTTTTGGACGATGATGCCGTATCCGTTGAGCGCACATCCAAGAATGAAGCAGCTATCAACCGTCCAAACTTGTGTTGCGTCAAACGTAATCCCGGTAAACGGGAACACAATCCGCAGGTTTGTGAAGGTCGAGAACTGCCCGATATTGGTGGTGCTAGTGACATAGATCGCGGAACCGGCCGTGTGCGTTGAGACGCCTCCGGAAAACTGTCCCGATATTTGGAAGTTGTTAAGATGGACGCCTTCGAAGTTGGTCGTGTTTATCTTGATGCCGTTCTGCGTCAGCGTGTGCATGACGATCGATGTCGACGCCCAGCCGTCGCCCTCAATCGTCAATCCGCCTGTGATGGTAAGTTCGGACGTAATCTTAAACGTCCCGCCACCGAGAAGTAGGGTCGCCTTGGCGGCGACGGCTGCATTGATCGCGTTCTGCAACGCCGCGGTGTCGTCAGTCGAACCATTACCGATTGCGCCGAAATCGTAGACGCTAAACGTGTCTGCGGCCTTGGCTTGCCACGTGCGCGTGACGGAACCCGCTCCAGTTTGCGTAAAGCCTTGGAATGTTGGATCCGCGGCACCATTACCGATCAGTGCATATCCAGACGTTCCAGCAGCAGTCGTGGCAACCGCGCTCGCGCCTTGGCCCAATAGCACACCATGGTTCGTAAGTGTCGTCGCGCCGGTGCCGCCGTTCGGAACCCCAAGGTTGCCTGTTACACCAGTTGATAGCGGCAACCCGGTGGCGTTTGTTAGCACAACCGCGGTTGGGGTCCCCAGAGCTGGCGTCGTGAGGCTAGGAGACGCCGCGAGAACGACAGCACCTGACCCCGTCACACCATTGGAAAGATCGCTGGCGGCCAATTGTGAGACGCTGACAGCGCCTCCAATAGCTGATTGACGAAGAACCTGTCCTGCCCCTCCTGTCGCGCTCAAATCCGCACTGGTGCCGCCTCGATCGAGACCAAGTCGGCCTGTCCACCCCAGCGTGAGTGATGCTGGATTGACCAGAGCCGTGCTCGCTGATCCACCAAGGGTTAGCGTGACGTTCGTGTCGTTAGTCTTCGTAAGAGCTTGGCCAACTCCTGAAATATCGGCGTTAACCAGCGAGCGGAACGAAGGAGTTGCTGCGCCTCCTGTTGCAGGTCCTGCAAAAACCTGATTGGCGCTCTGATTGATGAAGCTGCCGTCTAGTGTTCCCGACGATGTGACAGGAGAACCGGTAACGGAAAAAACAGACGCCGGGAGCGAAAGTCCCACACTAGTAACGCTTCCAGCCGTATTCGGGACCCAAATCGGGTCTTCGCCGGGACCTTGCGTCGCGAGCACGTAGCCTGACGTTCCAGGCCCCAGGCCGTCCCATTCCCTCAGTCCACGAAATAGCAACGACCCTTGCACATTCGTGATAACATCTAAGGATTGCTGTAGTCCCGAAATTGTCTGGACGTTGGCGCGTTCGGTCTGATTGGTCGTCGTGTTAGCAACGGGCACCCAATAGGTATCGTCCAACCCGATCGCGACCGGGAGGTTTAAGATCGGGGTTGTGGCCATTACTCAGTCCGAGGAAGGTGTGTTCGGAGGATTGGTGCCGTTGTTTGGGTCTTGCGGCACGTCGGAATAGTTCTGCGAGGCGTCGTCGGTGACGATATTGACGTCATCCTGCGTGACGATCGGGACTTGATCTTGTGTCGAGAGATAATCGACTTCATCGAGCATGTAGGGCTCGGGCCGTGCGTTTCGGACCGGCATAGGATCGGCCGGTAGCGGTATGTTCTGGAACTGATAGTTCAGGTTATCGACACAGGTCTCACAGACTCGAAAGCCTGTGTTGATCGTGGTCAAGCCGTTCAGTTGGTATTGGAACTCTAAATCGCGAAGCAGATAAAGAAATCCGCACCTGTCGCACCGCCCCCAGGCTTGCGGGTGTTCTTCGTCCAATCTCGCGCGGCCATGCGGACGACGGAGCATTAGGAGAGCACCACTTGCAGACTGCCCACATCGAAGGCCGCACCGTTATAGAGAACCACGGTCAGCGGATTGAACAGAGGCGCAGATGCAATCAAAGTTCCATCCGTCTCAGCATCAAACACTGCCACATATGAGACATTCACGCTGGCAATCGCGCTCGTGGTGAAGCTGACGGCGTCGTTATTCGTGGCGATGTTCTCAATCGCAGCACCGAACGATGCTCCGGCATTCGGACGAACCGACGAACCCGTGATGTTGGCTAGGACACTCGATCCGGTTGTTTCTGGATCACCGAAATAAAGATCAAGATAAAAGTCTTCCGGGATCGACGAACCGGAATAGAGAATTTCGGCCTGTAGCCCCTCAACCGGCCCCTGCTCATCGACCGAATAGTATTCCGGACGGGCGTTGAAGACGGGCTCAGGATCAGGAGGCAGGATGGTTGCCGTGAGTTGTGGTTGCGGAACGTCTAAACACTGCCGGCAGACAAGCTGTTGCAAATTGACAAGCCCAACGCCAGCATACTGAAACTGAAAGCGCAACGCTTCCAAGTTGTAGAGAAACCCGCATCTATCACAAACGCCGAACGGACTTGGAGAACGAGGATCAACCTCAGCTCTGCCATGCGGACGCCAACTCATATTCAGAGACCGTAATAATTGCCGAGCGCCGGATACACGTATATCGGGACCTCTTCCTCGTCCTGCCTCGCAGCAAGCTGCCAGGCACGTTCAGCATCGGCCTTGCGCTTATCCTCGAGGTCTTGGCGATAGATCACTGACAGGCGAGCCGCGAGCGCTGCTGTGAATGCATCCATCCATCGATATGGAAAATTCGGCGTAACACCACCCGGGAGTTTTGCGTCCTCCGGCTGCGAGAGGATTTGCAGGTTCAGCGTGTACGTTGCTGATCCGTCCGGCACCTGCCAAAGCGTGATTTGCGGGGCAATTTGCTTATTGAACCAGTACGTCGTCGGCGGAGCCTGAGTGTCCTTGTTAGGTAGGCTTGCGTATTCAAACGTCGAAATCGGGTTCAGGATACGGTCGAAACTTTGGCTGGATCCATTCTGTGTGGTCGTCATGTAGACGGCCATTGGCGAGATCATCCGCTCAGGCAGCGTGTACGTGGCCTGACCCTGAACGAGACTGACCGTGTAAAGTTCGGACTTCCAAAGGTTCGGCTGGCGATTTGAGAACTCGACTTGCAGAAGGTTTGATTCCGTTGCGGCATCCTGCAAATGCTGCTGCGTGAGCTCCGTGCGGCGTATTCCAATGCGGCCGAACGCATTGAGCGTCAAATCCGCGACCGATGGTGCCCATGAATACGCGCCGCTCGAAGTCATCTCTTAGACTCCGACCAAGCCAGCCTGAATGTACGTCGTCGTGACTGAACCTGGAGCCGTGAACGAGTTGATCTTGACCCTCGATCCAAAGACCGGATCATTCATCACCGTGACCTGATTGGCGGATTTAGATGCTGCCGTTGCGTCGTCGAACCATGTTGGCGTCACCTTGTTCGGATCGTCATAGGTCCACTGGACTGTGTAGCTGATCGTTCCGGAAACAATGTTTGCAACCGAGATGTTCACCGGCTGGGCATGATAGTTGAGAGACACAAACTCACTCGAGCCAATGCCATTGGTCCCGACCTTGACGGTGCCGGCCGAAGCCTGTGCGGCCGTGACCTGCGTGACGCTCTGGAAATCATTGACGGTCGTCGCCGTTGTTGCGCCGCCTGCAACGACTTCGGTCAAAGGATTGCCGCCAGAATTCGTGCCGGTGATCGTGTAGCTGTTCGCAGAATCGTCCGTGCCGAAGGTCAGGAGAACCTGACGCGCCATGCCTACATTCGTTATGTACGCATGGCCATTCGTTCCGACAGTGACGTTGCCAGCGGTCGCGCCCGAAACCGTGACGCTCGTGACCTGATGAAAGATCGTCTGCGTTGCGACAACGCTGGTGTTGGAACCGGTGACCGTTTCTGAGGCGGATGAATATCCGTCAGCACCGAGCCCGGAGATCGTGAAGGTTATCCCGGTATCATCACCCGCCGAAGTCACGGTCACAGGCTGATCGAAGATATAAGCCACGCCACCTGCAACGGAAGCACCATTGAGCGTCAGGGCTCCGGCCGCGCCTTTGGACTGGGACGCGCAGATGTTGTTTGCGACCGCACCCGTTGACAAAGCACCATTGATCGCAAGCGCACCGGCTGCGGGAACGGTCTGTGCGAGTGAAATTCCATCGTCGTCTGCAGCAGCAAGAGCGACGGAAACGACGATTGGCTGACCCATGTTGGTTTAGTCCTTACCGATGTTCGGATATTTGCGCTTCACGGCACTACGGACTTTGGCTTTCTCTTCCGGGGTTCCATGCTGGCTGACACGCGCCAACGCATTGCGAGCATGGTTCGCATCTTCGATTGGGTAACGCCGACCACTCAACGCGAAGTCACCTTTGGGGAGCGCATTGCGCCCCTTAGCTGTCAGCTTTGCCATGTCAGAATCCAGTTCTTTGGAAATGCGCGCCGGACGACAGTCCCTCCCTGCCGTCCGACCACGCGCGACTAGTCGTTACCCCTTCGCGGCAGAAGACAGCGGAGCCATATCGGCTCCTACGCGTCCGCCACGTTTACGGCCCGGGCGATCAAGGCGCATTCTTGCCTTGAAGCCTTGGACCGGGGGCATCTCGTCCTGTTTCTCCGCAGCTTTGTCGGGAAAGGTTTCAGGCCCGTTGAACTTGGGCTTGTCACCTTTCGGAGACCCCATCGGAAAATATGGTTTCTTGAGCTTGCGACCCTTCATGGCCTAGCGTTCCTTTGCCACGAGGATGTAGTCAGTTGACATCGTCGTCGAAGCACCAGCGGCACCGTTGGAAACGCCGAACGTCACAGCCAATTCCGTTGTCGGGAAGTTGGCGAACGTCGAGAATTTCCCAACATACGCACCGTTGAGGTAAAGGAGACCTGCAGGCGCGCCGTTGTTCGTGTTGCCATCCCCGTTCGGGAGATAGGCGAACCCGACTTCAACGTAAGTGTCATCCGCCAACGTTCCGACCGTCACAGATGTGGTTGTCGACGAAGCCGTGGCGTTGAACTTCAACGATGTCGATGCGTCGGCCTTGATGAAATAGAGGCCGTCCGTATTTGCCTGGGGCGTCGTATCGGTGACGATCAGTCCGAGAACCATGGCCGTGTTGGTTGCAGAACTCAGTTTGAACCGAGCTTTCATCCAAAGGGCCTTGGAACTGCTGAACGTGAACGTCTCCGATACCGTCGACGATCCACCCTGCCACTGCGCATAGACACCATGCGCAGCAGTCGAGTCGTTGGTTAGGACAACCACGCCACCGTCCTCGTCAGTAACGAGAGCGGTAGCAGTAGTGCCCGTAACCTGCGTAACAAGCCAATCCTTGAGCACGGTCGCATTGCCAGGATCGGTGATCGTTACCGTCTGGGTTGCCAGAAAACGGTCGAAATCATCGAACCACTGATGCAGGCGGCTCGGGTCAGGGGCAATATAGGTGCCCATGACCCCACTGGTCGAAGCAGCGTTCGTGACGCCGTCAATGAAGTTTGTCGTTGTCATTGGAAGCTCCTGTTAGCTGGATGGATAGCTTCCGAATGCGCAACGCCAGTCGTTATAAGTTGGGGTATAGCGCTCATAGCCTTTGACGAGCAGGTTGTCCGTGGTGAAGTCGACCTGCATGTCCGTCTCGAACGCGATGCGCTTCATGGTCAGAAGCGAATCCTTGGCCGTGTTCGTCAGAACAAACCAAGCGTTCGGGCTCGTGAGATAATCCCAGATCACCAACTTCGGCTTTTCGCCATCCATCATCTGGATTGCGTTAATGTCGTTGTTGGCCGTGCCCGGACGGAGCTCGGTCTCGATGAGACGCAAGGCTGTAGGCTGCAACGCCACCGGAACCACGAGCTGCTGACCGCGCCCCTTGATCTTCAAACCGCGTTCGTCCACCCAATTGGCTCGGATGTTCGTCAGGGTTTGAAGGTACGAGGATTCGTTCAACTGCAGCGGGGTCGTGAAGGTGTTGGCTACCGTTGCCCCGTCGACCGGATGAGCCGTGGAGAACAGAGCCTGACCATCACCGCCGATGCCCGGAATGACCGTCGTGCCGTTGTTGAAGATGTCGGAGTGCTGGTATTCCTTGAACTCCTTGAACGAGTTCAGAAGACCCACCGCCTGCGGTTTAAACTCGGACTTGTAGAGGTTGTCGTCGATCGCCTTGCGGGTGATCGCGTACATCAGGCCGACTTCAAAACTCTCAGCGTTGTAGACATAACGCTCGCCGGCGTTGTTGTCGGCAAACGTCTGGCCGCCTTCGGTCTTGTACTGAGCGTACCCGAGATAGGCCATCTGCACCTTGCGTTCGACGGCCATCGTCGATTTGCGCTCAGTGAAGATTTTCGAGTACTGGTTTTCAATCCGGTCGTATTCGCCTTCGACCGCATAAAGGCCGGGTTTAAGCAGGTCCCGGATGCTCGTAAGTGAGACTGGCATAGGGGCTGCTCCTTAGATCCCGGTTTCCTGATAGATATTGGCTTGGACGACGACCATGTTGTAGGCCGACGCCGTATCAGAGCCGTTGCCGACCCCGCGCCAGATATCCACGATGCGGAAAGGCTTCGTCGCTTCGGTTCCGAACGTGTTGATGTCCAGATAAGCCGTCGAAAAGCCGTTGTTGGTGTTGCCTGCTCCGAGAGCAACGTCAGCGTTCTGTCCAACAGAGTCCTGCGTGACAGCGACAGCCGTGGTGCTGGAGTTTGCGGTCTGAACCAGGAAGTAAGGCGGGGTCGCCGTGTTCACAGGCTCAATGTAGCCAACAACCGTTGCGCCGGTCGCAACGTCACCACCCGGCCAATAGTTCGGGAAGATCGGCTGCTTGTTGGAGAGCGAGTAGTATTCACAGCCGCGGAAGATTCCCGCGAGCTGCGAAACGCCAGTGCCGGGATCCCACTGCTCAATAAAGCCGGAGCCATTGAGCTTTACGGGGTCGCCGTAGAAAATCTTGTCGGTGTTGGAGTACTGAATGAACGCTTTGCGAAGCGGATACGTTGGCGCTGAGCCATCCGCTCCGCCATAGGACGCGAGTCCTTGCGGGGCAAAGGTGTTTGCCATTGGATGTGTGATCCGTTGTGTAGCCGGTCTGACCCGTCAGACGTTGGCTGTGGATTGAACCGGAAAACCTTCCGGCGCTCTTTTCCTCTTTGGATCTCCGATCCTGAGGAATGGGCCACAGCCTGCGGCCTACGAACAACGATGCATTCTCTAGTAAAAGTGATTTGCCGAAATTTCAAGAGGCGTGCTGATGATTGCTGTCTCTTGCTGATTAGTCGTCGAGAGACACTTCATACTTCGGCTTCGGTGCATCATCAACATGCACCATCGTGCGACGTGCGAATGTGTTCTGCCGGACTGCCGGATTGTTACTCGTGTCGGCGCCTTCAAAGCCTCGCGCGGTTGGTGCAAATCCAAACTGTTTCCGCGATCCGTTCACCTGATCGTCAGCCGCCTGCTTTTCTTCCATGCGGTATTCGTTGACGAGCTGGACCGGGCTTTCTTCCAAGCGAAGACCACCAATCACAATGTCGCCTTTGGCTTCTGCCGGCAGCCACACGCCCGGATGACGCTCAGCGGGAACCGGACGCCAGCCTGCATTGAACATGCGCGCCTGATGGCCCTGATCGTCTTTGCCCAAAACGCTGATCGTGTTCCATTGAAGCTCATAGCCTTCTTCGGCGTACTTGGCCTTGATGTGATCGGGCACGAAATACTGATCATTCGTGCTCGTCTTGACGCGGCGGATCTGTTCGCCATTGCGGCCGAGAGCAACGCCATGCGGCAGAGCTTCAGGCGTAGCTGTACGACCCACCGTCTGCTGGCGGGTTTTGGTTTGTGCGGTCATTGGAGGGAGTCCTTAGTTGTTGACGTACTTCTGATCGCGCTCGGCTTTGGCCATCCAAGCGGCATACTGAGCTGGCGTCATACCCATGCTCTCAGCCATTTCGACCTGTTCGCGAGACAGACGTTTCTGTGTTGGCTTGAGTGATGACGGCGACGATGAGTCTCGAGACGGAGGAGCTGAATAGGACGGCCGACGCTCAGACTTGTCCGCGCGACGGGTGTCAACCTCGTCGTCATCAACTTCTTCGCGCTGTGGCCTGCGGTAGCCCATGCTTTCCTCGATGTACTGGAAATACTCTGGCGTATCTGCTGCAAAGCCTTTGCGACGCGCTTCCTTGTCCGCAAGCAGAACCTTGGCGTTCATCACGTCATCCGTGACGCATTCGGGATGCGCTCTAAGCCACGCCTGCGACTTGGCGGAAACGCCCTGCAGCGCTGCTTCGAATGGATCAACGACTACCTTCGGAGCTTCCCGGCGCTCTTTCTCGCGGCGCGCCTGAATCTCGATTTCCTGTTTGCGCTGTTCGTTCGTCTGGAGCTTGACGCCGATGCGCGCATTCTCAACGATGAGGTCGGACTCCAAGTCCGTGTTTCCCGTCTCGCGGGCAATCTTCAGTTCCCGCTTGATCGTTTCCTGCCGGGCCTTGTCGTTTGCGATCTCGGTGTTGACCAGATCATACTGAGACTGCATCGCATGCCCGCGAGCGCTCGTCGCATGGGTCTGGGCTTCGTCACGTTCGCGGGCGGTGCTTTCATAAGCGGCACGATGGCGGGCGTTTTCCGCTTCCAGGTTCTCGAGCTGCTTGCGAAGCGCCGAGATGACATCGTCCTGCTCAGGCTTCGGCTCGACTTTCTCAGGCTTCTCTTCAACCTGAACGTCGTCATCTTTCTTCTGGGCTCGCTTTTCCGTTTTTGGATCGAGCGTCAGATCAAGCTGGCGGGGGTCTATATCCACCACCAACCCGTCATCTTCGAGTTTCGACATGAGGGATTAATCCTTGTGAATTTCAGTAAATGAGGTCCGGATCGGCTATCTTCGCCTTGACCAGGACATCCGGAAGTCTGCGGCACATCACGCCTTTGATGCCGACCTTTTCCGTGTCGGACACCTTGTACTCAATCCAATCACCGACTTTCACTTTGAAGCCGTGGAACTTGTTCACGTCATCGTCTTCAAAGGCACCCGGGCCGAGCGCGAGAACCAAACCCACGACACCCTGATAGATGTCTTCGTCCTTGGTCTTTGGCGTCAGAATGATGCCGCCCGCGGTCTTTTCGGGACGCTGATAAATGCCGACCAGGACCTTGCTCGGCGCGAGTTCATATCCCGATAGATCGCCAATCTTTTCGAGGATGTCGGCCTTCGGGTCTTTGTCGTGCTGCATCTTCAAACTTGCGAGTGCCATGAGGGATTATTTGCCTTTCCGAACGTCGGTTTCGACTTGATCACAGAACTGACGCGCTTTACGTAAGCCCTTTAAAAACTCGACTTGTCCGCGGTAATCTTCGAACGTCTCGGCTGAGCCAGAGAGAAGGATTTCGGCGCGCCTATTCTCCTCCTCAATAAGACGGGCCGACAACATATTGAGGGCGCGCGTCTCGAACGTCTGGACGGTCATTAGCGAGCTTTCTGCGCCTTGCACTTTTCAAGACGTCCAATGCCAGAGCCGGCCCCCGCGTCCATATTCACACGGCCGCCGTTCTTGCGCATCATCGGCGGACCACC